CCGGACCCTGCGCCCGATCCAGTCCCGGGCCCTGGGCCTGCGCCTGGTCCCGGCCCTGCGCCAACGCCTCCGCCAGTGGGTCAACCTGTACCGCCGCCGACTAAGCCGGAACCGATTGCGCCACCGCCACCGGCTAAACCTGCGCCGACACCGATCACACCGAACCCGATCAGCAGCACCGCCCCGGCTCCGCCTGCCCCCCGCCCCCGGGGCGGGCGGTTGCCTCGTGCCCTGAACAACAATTCAAGCCGCCACGTTCGCAAACTCCAATGGAAACAAGGTAACGCCTACAAGCAAATCGACCTCCAAACCGGTCGGACCTCAACAACCGCCCGCCCGATCGGTGGCGGTGTGAACCCTGGCGAGACTCCGCAGGAATCACTAAAAATTATCGGTTTCCAGGATCGCCAAGCAAAGAAACGTAAATTCGATATGGGTGCGGTGACCGGGTTTGTTGAATCCCGCCGCCGTGTTTCATTCGTCGCTAAGTCAAAAGGAAAATCATTCACATGAGAGACAAGGGATTAGGCGTAACTATCGCCCTGGGAGTGATCCTGTTTAGCCTCATGTGGTTAGCAGTTAGGGCGGACCTGTTCGGATCGTCTGCGCCCGTTGTTGCGGGTGTTGCGGTGGTGCAGGGCTCCGCCCCGACTGTTGACGACGATATTGACCGGGGTTATCTCCCGGGGTCGGTGTGGGTGCATGAGGGGACCGCCGTATATATCGCACTCTCAACCGGTGACGGTGCGGCGGACTGGAATCAAATCGACTAATGAACCGAATCCCGGGAAAACCTAGCGAGCTCGCGACCTGTGCCAATAGGTTATTTAACTTCGGGTTGGGTAAACGCTATGTTTCCGATATGGAAAACGGTACGATATATATTCAAATAGACCTCGGCCCCTGCCGTATCGTTTTCCAGACATATCCAGGGCCGGGGTCTTTTTGTGCCCGCCGTAGAGGCGTTTCAACGCCTCCGGGGGTACTACGACACCTATTCACTCCTGCTAACGCCTCCGATGTTCTCACATCGGCCCGTTCGCCTTATTTCAAGCTGGGATTGGCAGTTATACCAATCGGGGCCGACGCTACCTCGTCGGGAAAACCTGTTTACGACATAGCCAGGGTTGAATAGCACCGTATAAGCCCGGAAGTCCGTTCCTGCTCTTGCACAGCAGGGCGACTCTCTGACCTGGTAAGAGTATATATCCGGTCGCAAGTGGGAACACTTGGCGATAGAACCTGATACGTCAGTATTTAGGCCAACCATGCCACCCCGGCAAATCAAATCTCCTGGGGGGGTAGGGGGGGCCTTCCCATTTTCCTTTCAAAAAAACCCGGTGACCTGCGATAGCATGTCGCCGTGCAGCCTGACGAAAAGGGAACGAATTACGTTAGTAATCGTTACTTCCTTCTGAGCGATGCGACGAATATCGTAATCAATCCCAATCACCCCTCTAAACCTCTACTTATTGAATAAGTGTTAGCTCATCCCTGACTCAGCGGCGGACCTCATTTTTTGTTCGACAAACGATGAGGTTCGATGATGAGGTTTCTAAACGTTGGTAGGAAAACTCTTGTAATATCGGTTACGGAAGCGTAACGTACACATTTCAATGTAAGTTCTGGGAGGACTAACGAAAATGCCACGAAACCAATTACCGCTAACGGTTTGGGATGAGAACGGCGAAAAAATCGCCAGGTTCCGCCATTTTTCCGATGCGGCGATGTGTGTAACGAACTACGAAAACGGCCTAGTTACCTATCGGGCCGATATGGCCCTGGGCCCGGTGCAAGTGTGGTCCAACCGCACCGACCAGCCCGGCGACTTTGATCCAATGGCGGCAACCATGATTGACCGGGTGAAGGCCGCCCAGGCGGTGCGGTAATGCAACTCACAAAACTCAAACGACTAATTGAGGACCTAAACGACATATCCGAATCACTTTCGGATTGTGTGGAGTTGGACCGAAAGGACCTGGACGATGTGATTATCGTTCACGGCAAAATTGAGGACCAAATCAAGCCGCTAAAATCCCTCGCCCTTGAACTCGATGAAATCCGGGAGTCGGTCGATCAAATTTGGATCGGGATTGAACGTGCCCAGGATGAGGAGGCCGGTGAATAAACCTTAAACAGCTTAAACAGTTAGATAACACTTAGCTAGTTGACACGGAACACTCACCACATGGAACCAACAGAAGAACGTAACTTACTGCTTCGCGAGATAAAGGCACGGTTAGCCCTGGGGATTCCGAAAGCGGAAATCGCCCGGCAGTTGAAAATCTCACGTATGCAGGTTTGGAGGATTCTCAATCGTAAATAGCGAGTAACGCAAAACGCCCCGGCGAACCGGGGCGAAATGGTCAACAAAAATTGTCTGGGAGGACACTCAATTGCCGACTAATAAAGACTATCGGAATTTAACCGAAAATTCAGCTTGCACTAACACCGCCGATAGTGCGGCCCGGGGGGAGATTCAATCACACGCACCTATCACCCGTTCGGGTGATGAACTGCCATTCATCCGACAAGATACGCTTCCTGAAAATGCACAATATCCGCAGGATGGTTGCGACGTTGCGACCTCTTGCCTAGTTTGCCCGTTGGAGGTTTGCAAACTCGATATGGCTATAAGTGTGCAAAGCCGCCAGGCTCGGGTAAAACAAGTTCACCAGCTCCGGGCCGATGCGGTCCCGGTTGCCGTGATAGCGAAACGATTAGGGATCGGCACTCGGACCGTTCACCGGTTATCGAACGATTCCCCGGACCGTATACCTAACGACCGTACCGACGACGATAATCCTAAGTGGAATCGTGAAATAGTCCAATACGGTCATACGCTTTATTTCAACGCCTGCCCGGAATGTAAAGGAACCGTTAGTTTCGGTTGGGACCCGTTCGATCGGGCCAACGTTATGAACTGCGTTTCGTGTGCCTGGCACTTTTACGGGAAGTACTCAACCCGGCAAAAAGGGGCCGTATAAATGCCAATCGTTACAGCCCGGTTCCACCGGGCGAAAACCGCAACCCCTCTAACCGGGTATCCATGCCAGGCAAGCGACGGGCCGACAAATTGCACTAGTGTTTGTATGGCCCTGGCGCAGGTGGAAATTCACGATACAAAAGTGAATGTTTGGTTATGCCTGGACCACGCCGACAAACTTGAAACACAACTACAAACAGCCGGGTTATCGGCCTAGTCAATCACCACATGCGAACACACCGAACACATAACACCGACTCGGACCAGGCGGGCATGTTTCGCCCCGGTCCGGGTGCGGGTGTAGATAGCCCGGTTATCGGTGTGGGTACACGGTCCAGGCTCAGGTGTGGGTACACGTGTATCCACGGCGTTAGATTTGATTACCTGGCGGCCCTGGTCCGTTTGCCAGAACTCCGACCAGGGCATACCGGCGGGTTTCTCTTGTGTAGTCATAACGCCACAATGCACCAACTCGCCCAGGGTGTGCATACACGCGTGTGTACACGTTTTGAGCAAATCTGCCGCCACTGTTCTGAACCCCTATCGGATCATTGTTTTTACTGCTCCGCCTGCTCAGAACAAGAGTGCCCAAGTTGGTGCGATAAACCCGAAAACCTAATCGACTACATAAATGACAATTCCACGTAGAAAGTAAACATGATCGCTTTATATGCCCGGGTAAGCACACCCGACCAGGACACCGCCGAACAGGTCCACATGTTGAAGGCCTGGGCGGAGGCCCAGGGTAAACATTGGGGTGAGGTTTACCAGGACACCGCCAGCGGTCGGGATCTGAACCGCCCAGGGTGGCAACGGATGGTTGCCGACTGGCGCAAGGGTGGAATCACCGCCGTAGCCGTTACAAAGTTGGATCGTGCGTTTAGGTCCCTATCGGATATGCACTCGACTTTGACGGAGCTAGAAGGCCGGGGAATACGGTTTGTAGCGACTACCCAACCGGTAGATACATCAATCCCGCTGGGAAAACTCGCACTAAACATTCTCGGATCGTTTGCGGAATTTGAACGGGAGATGATTAGCGAACGGGTTACAGAGGGAATGAACCGGGCCAGGCGAGAGGGTAAACGGATCGGTAGACCGAAATCGAAACTCTCAGTGAACCGGGCGAATGTCACCCTGGCGGACCATAACGGCGATTACCAGGCGGCGGCGGAATCCCTGGGCGTTAGTGAATCAACAGTCCGCCGCCGGGTAAGAGAATCAGGCGGCCCGATCCTGGCGGAATAGCCCTGTCAAAAGGGCAGGGCGGTTTTTGTTCTCAGGGGCCGCAGTTCAAAAGTGAAATGTCAAAAGGTGGTGATTTAGAAAATGAACCTAATAACAATAATTCTGATTGCTTACCTGGTCGGCCTGGTTATTTCGTATCGCCGTGTAAAACGACTGGCGATGATGAAATTTATAGAGGACTACCACCGGGGCCGAATGAAACAAGAAACCGCATACGCCGTGTATGCCCTGGCGGTAGTGGGATCTGCGCTTATCTGGCCCCTGGTCCTGGGAGGCGACCTAATAGACCAATGGCAGGCCCGGCGAGCCACCGGGGCGGCCTTAGTGCCGGTGGAAACAACTCGCGGGCCGGGTGGCGGTAAACGGCGACGAAAACGGCGGTAGTTGTAAAAAATCCCTCAAACCTGGCGGCGGGTTCCTCGACAAATTGCCACAGCACTAAAAGCGAAAGTGCCACAGATAACGGAATCCGCCTAGTCCACACCACCCAGGCGAACAGCCCGGCGGGAATCAGTACCAGGTAACCCATTTCAAAAAATAGCAGGATCGCAACATTATGAGGCCGCACTAGCCCGGTTTCGTTTATGTACTGCCCAACCCCGTACCCGGTAAGCGGCATCCTGTTTCCGCCTAGCGAAATTGTCCGCACTCCTGGAATAAACTTTGGTCCGATCCCGTCCCCCTCGGGTATTGCGTCGACACGGATATTAGCGGGCACTAAAACCGGCGTAGTTACTGCGGCCTCAACTATCGCCGCCCTGGTTTCCGTAGCCTGGCGAACCTGGGCGGGCATCACCCTATCTAAAGCACCTTGCGAGCTCGCGGCGAATATCCACACCGCAAGAATCCCGGCGAAAGCAATAATCATCCGTTTGTTTGGCCTGGTCCCTACCAGGACCGCCGCCGCTAGTAACGGGGACCTCGACACCGACACACCTAAATGAACCGCCGCCCAGGCCCAGGGAACGAATCGGTTACGGGGTAGTAGCTCGGGGAGTATCAACCAAAACATTAGGCCGGTTTGCGCTAACACACTGGCGTTTTGTGAATAGAGGCCCGGGCGATACTCGCCCCAGGTGTAGACCGCCGCCGTTACTTGTATCGCTGAACCGACCACTAACCCGGTTACAAAGTCGTTTAGTGACCAATCCCGCCGTATATCGTCCGCCAGGACTGCCAACGCCAGGACTAGCCCGGCGGTAATGGTCGATTCGATCGGTCGAAAGGGTGAAGCGAACGCCGCCCACAAAATAACGCCCCATAGCGGTATTCTGCGATTTTGTATCGCCGTAGAGGCCGCCCAGGCAATCAAAACGAACCCAACTACCAGGGCGGCACTCTCAAACGTCCCTACGGCGAGCAATCCGCCGAATATGGCGGGTTTTGTTCTCAATAGTCCGGGGACCAAACACCATCCTGCCAGGCAGTTAGGTATTCCAGGGGCGGCAGGTCGTAAATCATTCCTTTAGCTTTCCGGGATGAGGTTAGCCCGATGTTTGTTAGCCGCCGACCTAATATGCGGGGATCTAGGGTTTTGTTACCGGTGTTTTCTTTAGGCGGTAAATCTAAATCCTCTTTTAGTTTCTGGACAAAGTTAGAAGGGGCGAGAGATTCCCAACCATCCATAACTAATTGTGGGATTATGACGTCGCGTAGTTGCTTCTCGAAATCGTCATAGCTCATACCTAGTTCGGCCTGGGCCCTGGTCGCAAATATGCCATTCTTAGACATACCCATTACCGCCGCCGGATCTGCGATAGCTCGGGTGTTGTACCAGCGGTAAACATCACCGATCCCGGCTACATGCTGAACGAATCCTTTTCGCCCATCTTTTCGGCCCTCGGTAAGGCCGTGTTTACCCTGGGTATCTTTGAGAATCACCCGGACCGTATCTTTACAACTCCGCAAGTGATACCCGGCCCGATAGCACCGCTTATCCGACAACATATTGCACATGCCGTGTATGTCGGTCTGATTAGCTAATGCCCCGTTGATTCCGCCCGGATCGTTACTCGTAAAAATAACGTTTGTCCCTCGTTTTCGGACCTGGCGGAAAAACGCCATTAGTAATTGTGATCCAGTCGAGTTGGTGCGGAACTTTGATAGGACCTCTTGAATCTCATCTATTAGGACCGTTGCGCCGTTCAACCGATCCGGGAAGCTAACAAGTTCCTCGGGGCCCATCGGCTCCGCCTCAACCCCTAACAGGCCGAAATCTTCCGGGTAGTAGAAGATAGGCCGCCCCCGGTCGGATTCCGCTATCCCGTAATAGGCCATAACGGCGGATTTACCCGAACCCCTATCGCCAAAAAAACCGGCTACATACGATTGTTGAAGAATCGGGATAGCCCAATCCGGTAACTCGGCCCCGGTAACCGGGTTTAGCCTTGCGCCCTCGACTTGTTCTATCTCGTCGCCCGGTCCCTGGGCACTCTGCGGTAAAACTAATCCGGTTGTCATACTGCAAACCCCATCATTTCAGCGATTCGGTTAGCCGCCATTAGGATCGCCACGAACGAGCCTAGAATCACGGCAACCATTAGGCCCTGTTGAAAGTTCTCGCCTGGCGTAGGTGTGCGGTATTTCAGGATTCGACTAGCTCCGCCCGACTTAGCCCGAACCGCAGCAACTCGGGACCCTGTAACCGGTAGCGTTTTTTCATCGGGAACCGGGATCGGATTTATCCAGGGGTTAAACGGAATAGGCGGGGCCTCATCATCTAAACGGTCGATCCATAGCACCCGTTTACCGTTGAACGTGCGTTTATGTTTGTCGGGCCAGGTAGCCGCATCGGTGGCCCACCAGGATTGGTGATCTTGACACGCATCACCTGATTCGTCGTATCGCTCAACAACAACCGGCCTTGTGGATGATTCCGCCAGGTAAACCGCCGCAGCGATCCCGGCAACCACCGCACCGATTACGGCTAGCGGTAGAAACATCACTGGCAGATACAAGGCCGCAATACCTACCACTAACAGCGGCAGGCCCCCGGCGATAGCCATATAGTCCCGGCGGCGTTTCATGGCCTCTATTACAAAGCTAGGCCAGTCGATTAGGTTTGTATCGGGGTACACCTGGCGTTCAGGTTCAACCACCGCATCGGTGTCGATTGTTTCGTTGGTCATACCGGTATCCCTGTTCCCTGGGTGTAAGCCACAAACACCACACCGGCCCAGGACAAAATAGCCCCCACCACGGCGATGATTACAGCGATAGTTAGCCGGGATTGCCAAAGGTCCCGTTGGTTGCCCGCTTGTTTAGCCTGGGCGGCGGCATCACGTTGGGCCAGGTTCGACAACGCATCGAACTCATCCGATTCCACTTGCTTGCCCTGGTAACCGCTTTTCGCCCCGTATCCAATAGTTAGCGGGGTTGGATCGTTTTCTCTCACCACGTAAACGGTTTCCCTGGACCGGGCCGATTCCAATATGCGGGGATCTGTTGACCTCACCCACACCCGGCCCCAACGCCTAACGATTGCGGCCTGTTGACGTTCAACATATCCAGGGCCCGACTCGGGCAACATTAGGCCGTTGTGATTCTCTACAACTATGCGATGCACCTGGTTACGTTTCGTAAACAAGTAGAGGGCGGTGCGGAACTGTTCTAGTCCCTGTTCCCGGAAATACGTTAGGTAAATCCAGAACACTAATGCAGACCCCGCCAGGACTGCGAAATATCCAAAACTAAAATTCATTTCTTACCTCTTATTGCTCGTTGAATCCGCCGCTCTCGTATCCCTTCCCTTTACCAAACCACCCGCCGATCTTCTGCTTAACCGATCCGATACCCGATGCGGTAAACACGTTGGTTTTACGGTCGAGCCCTTTTCCGTTGACGCTGTTCTGTACCAGGGCAAAGGCAACCGCTAGTTGCCCGGAAAAGTCCATGTCCTCAACCGGTAAAGCCCCGCCATCAATTGCCCGGTCCGCAAAGGCGTTAGCGATTGCATAGGTAATGTCCGTTTGGACCTCGGCGGGAATGTTGGTTGTGCCCAATAGGTGTAGTAGCGGATCAGCACCGCCAGGGGTTAGAGACTGGTCAACCTGGGTTATGTGGGAATGTTCATCACTTCCACTGTTACCAATCTGTGTGTCTAACTCTTGAAGAACGGATATACGTTCTCGTTTTCTTTGTGTGGAACCTGCCATGTATGAGGGTTTCCCTTCTTGTAGTTGAACCTTTCCTTATAGGAACGGGGATGTATGTACATCTACACAACTACATTATTTTCGGATAACTACACCCTGAAAATTAGCGAGTATTGGCACATGGGAACCTCGTTTACGTTCGTAGTAATGGTTTTAGTCCTGGTGGCAGTTGTCGCCGGGGTTGCATTACCAGAAATAACGGACCGCCTACTAACTACTCAGGCATCGGCTCAGGGAATATCGGTTCCTCTGGATATGGCTATCACTAGCCTCTCGTATTTCTTACCGATTGGGTATTTGGGAATCCTTACCGCATTGGTAACGGCTTTTCTTAGGCGGTAGTAATTGATTAGGAATAACGATGAACAGCGGAAAAATCGTCGGTGTAGTAATCGCCGTTGCGATTCTGCTCGTATCGCTTCCGATTCTCGAAACCGCCCTTGTGGATGCGGGGAACACTTCAGGTGCTTCCACCAACTTCACAACGGCTATCACAATTACCGAGCTCGTTTTGGGATTCGTTCCAATCGGTCTCCTGTTGTGGTTCTTGAACGGCAAGCGTTCAAAGGGCTAATCAGCAGCCCCGCAGATGTACACGAACCGCCTGGGCGAGCCTCCAACCGCCCAGGCGTTTTGTGTTTGGGGGCTAAATGATTTTCCCGTTCTTGTTACTAATCGCTGATCTATTTTTATGGGCCATATTTGCCGATGCTACGGCGATGGGTGACCCCCTCGTAAATATCGCCCTGTTTGGTTTGGCCCTGGGTGTTTTCTTCTGGACTATTTGGGAGACATTCGAGCTAGGTGCGAAAGGCGGCGGGGGTGATGAATAAATCTATTGTTTTCGTTTTAGCCCTGGCGTTATTTAGTGCGGTCCTGATTCAATCGGACCGGGCCCAGGCTGTCGGCGGGGCCGCCCCTTCACTATCCGCTGAATCTGCCAACTGTTTCCAAAACATTGTCGAAACCGGCGATATTTATTGCTTGCTACGGTATGAGCTTCCAACGTATACAACGGCAAGCCCTCCGCCCGTTTCAGCGGAAGGGTGGTGCGCGGAGTTGGTTGACCAGGACGGTTGTACGGATGATCCTGTTGAACCAACTGCGGAAACATCACTAATCACTGATACGGCGTTTGTGACCCTGTATCAGAACTGTGGTGCTTCTTGCGCCTCGGGTACTTTAGAGTCACAAGTCAGGGCTCCCCGGATAAATCACGCCCTCGGTGGTGCTTATCTTGCGGGAGGAAATGCGGTTACCTGGGGGGACACGACCGTATTAGCGTGTGTTGAATCATCAGCAACGCTTTACACGGTTCAATCGCAATCCTGTGTACCGGTTGGGTGGAACGCCGCTAGCGTTGATGAAACAACGCAGCGTGACCAACTTGGTGCAACCCTCATCGGTGAATTACGGACCTTAGAAACGGAACGTAATTTAGCCCTCAACAGTTACGTGTCCAACGGTGTCGCCACTACTGCCGGGCGAACCCTGGCGGTAGAGGCCTTGTCGATCATGGACCAGGTGATACCGGACTACTTCCAAGCCGCGAGCTCTAGCGCACTCTCAGAAACGGAGGCTTGGGCTACTCCGATTCCCGGTTCCCTGGCGTTACAGGCCTCTATCGACGCAACCGCCGCCGCAACGGATCTACCCGCGGCGTTTGCTGATTTAGGTTCGACCGCAGGCGGGCTATCTGGCGGAGCTATGGCGACCGTATTTTTCGGTGCTATCGGAACCATATTTTTTGTTTGGATTCACCAACGCACCGGCGAATACGTCATACCTAGTGCCGGGTTTATTACTGTCGGCCTGGTCGGCCTATGGGCCAGGGGTCCAACGCTATCAGTGATCGGTGTTGCGGCTTTAGTCCTGGCGTTACTCGGCGGGATGTTCGTTATTTACAAGGTTCGTGCTTAATGCAGGTCCCGTTCAAAATCTCAATGTTGATGTTCATTCTTTGGGGCATGTTGGCGATGATTACGCTAACCCTGGAAATGGAAACCGACCCCGACCAGGTGGGCGGATCAGCCGCGGGATTTCAGGACCTAGCGAACGCCGCAGCGAACCCCGACCAGGTAAACATCGACCAGGCAACTATCGGTGGATCTACAAACCCAATTGCGGGTACGTGGAACTTCGCTAAACAGGCCGCCGGGTGGGTTTCGTTTATCGCCCGGTCCCTAATGTTGCAGTCGGATATATGGGAGCCCTGGGCGCAACCGATCCGCTACGGAATTATGTTGCTGTCGATTCCGTACATGCTGCATATAACCGGTGCGTTTGCTTCCTCGGCTACTAACTTCCTGGGCGGGATCTTCGGGCGGGTTGGGCCATGAGCAATATACGCCGATTTATTCAAACGCCGTGGTGGCCTGCGGTTATGTTGTTTTTCGCCGCCGCTGCTATCTCGTTTAGTCCTGGGGCCCTGGGGTGTGGGTCCGCTCACGCCTCCGACACTCTCACATCGGATTACTGCTACCTGGTAGAGGCGGAGGCCTTTTATTCGGGTGTGCCTGCCCTCTATAACACCGCGGTAAGAATCCCGGTCCCCGCATCGACTTATATCTCACAATCCCGCATGGATGCTCGGGGGTGGGACCTGCGGCCTATCCAGGGCTCACTATCGAACGAAACTGACATTCTGGTGCAGGATCTAGCGTCGGCAACTGCGGGTTGGTGGTTCCACCTGCCAACGGTCGAGAACGGTCAAACCAAAACAATCCGCACTTACATGGGATCGCCCGAACAGAAACGTAATAACGGCATCCTGCACACCGGTAATGATTCCCTGGCGGCGACCGATGATCCCGTATTCGATATATCCGACAACCTCACTTTAGATGTTGAAATTGAACTGTTCGACAGTTCAGCAATCGACGCAACTTTAGCGAGCCATTACAACACCGGGGCCGGGCATGGTTACCGGTTGTTACTTGTTGATGATTTAGGGACCTTGAAAGTACGGGCCCAGGCGGACGTACACACATGCGATCTAACTTTCGATACTTCTTGGGTTGATTCAAACCAACTATTCACGATGCGATTTGCCGCCGATGCGGGTAACGATTTGTTTATCGACCGTAATGGTTCAGTCGCGAGCTCATGCGATACCGACCTCGCCGCAATATCTAACCCGGCAGGGTCACCCGACTTTGAATCAGGTAACAGCCTGGACCAGGCGATTATTCGTGAAATACGCCTGATTGATAACGGCACGATTGCCGCACATTGGGGTTTCCACGCCTCCGACATAACAGAGACAAGTTGGGCCGACCCGGTAGCGACCGGGACCGTACAAGACCAGGGGCCAAACAATCTCGACATTACATACACGTTCAACCGGGATCAATCCGTATTTACAGCCTCGCTAAGTTCGGTTCAGCTAACAAGTGCAGCGGCAGAAATTAGCTTAGGTGCGGACCAGGTAGAAGTACTCGGCTCGGGCCTGGGCGAGACTGCCAGAAATTCGGAGATAACCACCGGTATTTTCTATTCTCTTTGGGTAGACCCGATTGCATCGGCGGTCGGTGCGGGATCTCCCCGGGATATGGGTTATGCCGTAGGCCTGGGCGGGTTGGGTATGGTTTTGATGCTTTGGGTATTCAATAAGACCAGGTTCGTACCGCTTGCGATTGGTATTGGTGGGGTCCCGCCTGCCATAGGTGTTGTTAGTGGTTGGATTGCGCCCTGGTGGATGTTGCTATGGGGCATTTTGATTATCGGCAGTTGGTTTGCGAATAGGCAGGCCGAAAGTGCTTAA